TCCGGCTCTGGTACCACTGCCATTTTTATCCGCCTCATCAAATGCCTTCTGCGCACTGGCGAGCATATCCGCTGAGGATTCCGGACGACCGATATCCAGGATGGCATCCCACATCGATTTGAACGCCTTCCCTGTTTTATCCGCCCAGGTCTCCAGCGTCCCCATGTTTTCTTTCAGGCGACGGGTCTGCTCATCAAAGCCTTTCGTGGCAATATCGTTCGCCGCCTGCAATGCCCCGGCCTCATCACCGGAACGCTGTAACTGTGCAACATACGCAATCTGCTCTGCCGTCACGTTATGGAACAGCTTCGCCATCGCAATCAGCCCCGACGTCGGGTCAGTGGTCAGTTTTCCGAAAGCCTCTGCAACCTTGTCCACCTCCACGTCGGATGCAGAAGCAAAACGCGCGACACTCTGGTTGATGGCATCAAACTGTTCACCACCACGCACACCGGCATTCACCATGGCTGCCAGTGACTCTCTCGCCTGGTTAAACGTCAGCCCCGCGGCCTGTCCGGCTCTGGAGAGCGTCAGCATGCGATCGGCAGTCAGTCCGGACTGATTACCGGAAAGAACCAGCGTTTTATTAAATTCTGAAAGCGTGGCGTCGCCCCGGTACCAGGCATACGCCAGCACCCCCGTGGCAGCAGCAAGCGCACCAATTCCGACAGCAGGCAGCGAGACGGCCCCAGCCAGTCCCCGGAACATGGGGATCATCCCACCGAACGAGTCCTTAATCTGCCCGCCCTGTTGCAGCAGAATTAGCCAGGGATTCTGACCACCGGCAAGCTGCGTGGTCACGTCGGTGAACTGCATGGGTAGCGTACGCATGGCCGCTTTATACTGCCCGACGGAAATCCCGGCTTTTTGTGCAGCCAGCGCCTGACGGCTCAGCCCCTGCTCAACAGCAGCGGCCTGTTTCTTAAAAGACTGGCTGACACGCACGGCCATCAAATCCGCAAGGTCACTGGCTTCACCCAGTTCTTTCTTTACCCGTGCAGCCTCTTCAGAAAAACGGGTTGAATCCAGTGTAAGAACAGCTGTCAGATCGGCAAAATTACCCGCCATAGCGTACACCTCCTGGAATTCCCTCAGACACCATCATCAGCATGGCTTCATCCTCTGTACTGCTCCGCATGTCATCACTGACCATAACGATTTCCTTCCCGTCAGCCCCAAAGCGGACACCACCAGAAAGACCTGCCGCTTTCCGCATCAGCATATCGTCCTCATCCGGCATCTCCGTCTGCTCATCATCACGTCGGGGTGCCAGCAGACTGAAATCAGAGGGATGCATATCCGGATCGCAAAAAAACAGGCTGAGTACAGCGTACGTCAGCCCGGAAAAATGCATATCCAGCTGGGTATCCTGAAAATAATGCGTGCGGTAAAAACGGTGCCAGTCGGCATATTCGGTGGATGTCATCCCGGCAAGCATGGCGCGCCAGTCGGGTCTCCCCATCTCACGCGCCAGTCTGAGGGCAAAGTTCAGCTCACCGTCGAAGACTTTCCCGCAGAAAAATCATCATCAGTCAGCGTGTTATTTTTCGCCACTTCAGTAATATCAGTATCCGGACGAACAGCTTCGATCATCCCGGACAGGCACAACACCACGTCTTCCGCCCGGGCAATGGCATCGGCAGGCCAGGTGGTGAGCACTTCCTGCTCTATCTTCATCACGGCCTCATTCATTGACGGTGACTGCGTTTTCTGTGGATGGTTATGCCACAGGGACATCGCCACCAGAAACGCGCCGGTTCTGACAAGATCTTCCACACTCACCTGCAGGTTGCCGCTGGCTTCAGCCTCTTCTGCCCGCCGTTTCAGGAGGGCAAGATGCTCAATACGCTGCAGCGCAGACAGCTCAGAAAGCGTGACGGATACACCGTTATATTCAAATTGTTCTGTTTTCAGGAACATCGCTTATCTCTCAGCTCTTTAGCCACCCGGCACATTATTAACGGTAATTTCAGCCACCGCAGCAAACTGACCATTACCGGAAATCACAGGGATGCTGACTTTTCCATCCTTAACCCCCGTCACAGTAATCGTCATATCTTTCACGCTAATGGTGGCTTTTGATGGATCGGCGGAAATCGCCCTGAATGTCTTATCCGTTGCATTTTCCGGTTCCACAGTAACGGTCAGGGTGGTTGTTTTCCCTTTTTCAACCGTACCTGTCGGCGTTACCTTAATCGCAGTGACCGGCGTAATTTTGCTGCGTTCTTCCGCTACAGAAGGTTTACCCACGTTAGTGACTTTCACCGTGCGGGTGATCACTTCTTTCGCCGTCACGGCCTTACCGATACTGCTGACCCAGCCACGAAACACATCCACCGTGCCATTCGGAAAACGGATTTTATAGGCCCGGACATCGCCGCTTTCAAACCAGCCTATAAGCCCTTTCTGGCCTTCCTCTCCCGGTTTCCAGGCCAGTGTAAAACTGGTATCACCTGCAGATTTCTGTCCCTGCCCGGTCGCGCTCCAGTCCGCGTCTTCATCATCCAGGTAGTTATCATCGTAGGATTCTGCCGTCATCTCGCCCGGCGTCAGATCCTTCACCTTAGCCAGTCGCTGCCAGTCATCATCTGACAACGGGTTGGCATAAGCATCATCCTTGCCGGTGTACACCCATAGTGTGGTGCCGGAACCTTTCACCGGCTCAAGAGGATTTGGTATTGCCATATCGTCCTCACATCTCGTAGGTAATTTTCCACAGGAGATCTGCCGATCCCCACATCATAAACTCATCATCCCGGCGGTAGTCATACCCCTGAAGATTCATCTTCAGCAGTAACGCACTGAGGCCGGGAACCGCCTCCAGCGCAGGAAGGATTTTCTCTTCCATCCACATATCCAGTGCCGAGTCCGGTTCTTTTGCCCTGAGAAAAACTTCAATATGCAGTGTCGCCTCCCAGGTCCCCTCATCAACGAACTCGTCAGCAGCAGACGCATCAGTCAGGTAAACAGCAACAGCAGGCAGTTCCTGTTCATCAATAAAAACCGGGCGGCCGTCAAACCAGCTCACCCGCTCAGAAATATTGTCTTTCAGGGCAGACAGAACTGCCGTCCGTATTTCACGGTGTTTCATACACCCTCCCTGTCATTTTCTTTTCAGCACCAGGCGTAACTGATGCGTCATGGCTTTCATCATCTGCGCCGGTAATTTTTCCCGGTACATCCGGTCCCGTTCACGTTCAAAAGTTTCTGCCAGCGGTCCGGCAGTCGGAATTTTCACCACTTCAATCGGCAGACGGTAGCGTTTCGGCCTCCCTTTGCTGTCAGCACCGGTGGACGATGGTGCCCACGGCATACGCTGCATCACATGCCAGCGTCCGTTAGCCAGCCGGGTGATAAAGGCGTCCGGGATCCGTCTTTTCCCCACAATCAGCACACTGCCGCCCCCTTTCTTGACCGAACGCTCGCCTTTCTTTCGTCGCTTTCTGCGGGAAAGCCGCACGCTGGCCGTCCCCAGTTTTATGGCGGGCAGATTACCGGTGTTGATGATGACCTTCGCATAAATCCTGTCTGCGCTAGCCCGTTGCAGGCGGATACGCTCACGGATGAGACGGCGCGGAACCGCCAGCTCCCTGGCAACCGAAGAGGCCGTTTTCGCGATGATGGACTCCGCCACACGGTTAAGTGTCGTGGCGGCAGCCCGGGGAACGGCACGGCGGTCAATTGCATCCAGATTTTTCATGGCCTGCGCCAGACCTTTTATTGCCATACTCATTCCTGTTCGACAAAAATCCGGGGTTTACCGTTGTACGTGTCATAACGGGTCACCGTCAGTGTGCGCCCCGCAAACACAACAACATCATGACGGGCCGGACGGTACCGGGCTGAAAACACCACCAGTGACAACTGGCTGCCCGAAAGCGCCCCCATCTCCGCGGACTCTTCCTCCGGCATCACGTCATACACGACGCCGTTAATCTCCGCCTGTTTGCCCATCACCCGAACGGTCGCCCCGTCCATCCGGCAACACATTCGCGTAAACAGATCAGACATTGATTTTTACCGCCACAGTGGCGCTGTTTGCAGGAGCATTTTCCCAGGCTACCCCCGCGGCCACCGCACCCTCTGCAGCCAGCTGCACAACCCCGTCCTTCAGATAAACCACCGCGCCGGACTGAATGTCGTCAGCAGACTGTTTGGGCAGAAGGAACACGCCTTCGGCAAAACCGTCACCGGCATCACCGGCAGGAATATCTGTAATGGCCACGGCCACCATACTGCCGACCACCACCGCAGCACCGCTCAGGATGGTCTGATCTCCGGCATTCACCAGTTCAATGGTGGTACCGTCCTGTACAAAATTTTTCGCCATAATGCTGTTTCTCCGGACAGCCCCTGTGGGGCTGTTTTTCAGGCATAAAAAAAGCCCTTTCGGGCAGTGATTGTGATAACTCGGTTATCAGGCCACCGACGAACGCACCAGCCCGCGCCAGTCAAGTGGTGCCACTCCGGCATCAATACGGATTTTTGTGGCAATGCCGTCAGTGGTGAAACCTTCCTGCTGATCAATGTATGGCGTGTCCACACCATCCAGCCAGGCCACTTCAATGGTGTCAGTGCCCTGTGCCGCCGCCAGATACCAGGTTTTCGGATCTGCCGCATCAAGACGCGCTTCTGCAATCACCTCAGCAAAGTTCTGGATGGGGTTAATGACACCGGCGTTTGCATCCGCCCCTTTCACACTGGCCGATTTGATGGTCTGGTTCGCCACCGTCTCCAGTGCCACCGGTACCAGCATAAAGGCCGGACGGATATTCAGGGCGCGATCGCCTTCTTTCTGCAGGCGCATCATCTGACGGGCCGCATCCAGTCCGGAAACGGAAATCCCACCGGTGGCAATATTTTTGTGATCGGCATGGAACAGCGCCTTACCGTCTGACAGTTTCGGGTTATCCGTCAGCACCTTGTAAACCAGGTCACCAATCGTTGCCTTCGCCGCACGCCCCATCTTCATCGGCACGTCCACCAGCATATTCAGATCATCATTGATAATGGCCTGGCGGGTGATGGAGAAAATCTCCCCGTAAGTGGCCAGTGCAATGGTCTCCTTGCGATCTGAGGTGGTGATGTATTTATACTCCGCCCCCTCACGAACCTGGCGCAGAGAACCAAAACCGCCCATCCCCACGCGATACGCTGTTTTGAAGTCTGACAGGCGTCCCTTACGGGTCCACTTCTGGAAGGTTTCTTCTGATTCCTCCCAGCCCTGGATCAGCCCCTTGTTCGACACATCCAGCAGAATATTGCCAAAATCAGAGGTGCTGTGCGTCAGCGCCAGCCCGACCATCTGCATGGGGTTATAACTGGCCACCCCAATACCGCGCTCCGTCAGTGACATGCGAGCCCATTCACGCAGGGTCATCCCGTTATAGGCGTTATCCTTCTCGACATTTTCAAATCCGGCACGGGCCAGCATCGCCTGGCGGATCCCGTCCCCCACAAAATTGCCGTTTCCGGCATAAATATGAGCCGGTGTATTTTTGTTGGTCGGCGAGGACTCCTTGCCCATTTCATTCAGCAGACGTTCACGGGCCATTTCCAGCGAACAGTCAGGATCAGCCACGCACTGTGCCTGAAGCGTCTGATAGCGACCGCCGAACATGGCAAACAGATCGTTAATGCCTGACATGCGGGCTTTCTGTTCTGCCATAACGCGGGCGCGAATGGTCGCCTCATCAGACACTGCCGGTACCGGTGATGGTTCTGTTACCGCCGGTGCAGGGATTGTCACTGTGGTATCACGCGGGGCACTGTTGTATGGCTGCGTGATCATATTTCGGATGGATTCCGGCATCTTTTTAAATTCCTCTGTACGTTTTGACTGAATACATGCCATTGCCTTAACGGCTGGCGTCACCTGGTCTGCAAATCCGTGTGCCAGACACTCGGCACCGGACATCCAGGTCTCATCCGCCAGCATGGCGGCAATTTCATCGGTAGTTTTTCCGGTTTTCTGCGCATATACCGGCACCATAACCGACTCAAGTTTGTCCAGACGTTCGGCATAAGTGCGCATTTTCTCCGCATCACCACCGCTGATCCCCCAGGGTTTATGGATCATCATGAAGGCATTTTCCGGCATAATGACCGTGTCACCGGCCATCGCAATCAGGGATGCCATCGAGGCGGCAACGCCATCCACATACACGGTAATGGCCGCACCGTGATTTTTCAGGGCATTAAAAATGGCGATGCCTTCAAAGACATCGCCACCCGGTGAGTTGATGTGGAGATTAATGTGGGTGATATCACCCAGGGCATTCATATCGCTGACAAACTGCTTCGCGGTAACTCCCCAGAAACCAATCTCGTCATAAATATAAATATCCGCCTCACCCTGACCACCCGCCTGCATCCTGAACCAGGATTTATTCTTCATGCTGGCTGTCGGTGGCCTGCTGACGCTGTTGTTCAGTTCCGGCACTGTTGCCTCCTTTGTCGTTGACGGGGTCAGTATCAAAGACCAGCCCCAGTCTGCTGTTTTCATCAATTTCAGCCTTGCGGCGACGTTTGACCTCATCCGGATTGCGCCCGCCGGCACGCACCCAGTCAGATTCTGTCGCTGCACCACCCCGGATCTGAATTCTCCAGGCTTCAGCTTCCTTAACCGGGTCGATCCACGGCATCACCGGACCGGAATACGTCGCGTTATATAGCGTTTTCATCTCCACATCCGCCGGAATTTTCAGCAGACCTGCCGCAACCACCATATTCAGCCATGTCCGGTACACCGGACGGGTTACCGCGCCAATAAAACAGTCCTGCAGGATCAGGTAACCATCCGTGGACTCGACCAGCTCCTGCCGCTGGGCACTGTAGGTGCCGTTATAGTTACGCGCCGCACTGGAAAAACTCAGACGACTGCCCGCTGCCACTGCACGCAACTGGCCGTTGCGGAAAGTTTCAAGGTTGGGATTGGGACGGTCTGATTTGACCATGCCGATATCCTCGCCCTTGCGCAAATCGTCATAAATAATACCCGGGGTGATATGGACTTCCCGGTCGGTTTCTTTGATCCCCGGCTCTTCATAGTCCTGCCCGTCACCTTTACGGATATACAGTCCCAGCGCCGCGGCAATACGCGCCGCAGTGAGTTCCGCATCCTCATACTCCTTAAGGGCACTGATCCGCATCAGCACCCCCGATAACATGGATGAGCCTCGCGTCTGATGCAGACGACGAGTGAACTTCAGGTGGATCATTTTTCCGGCAGCGATTTCTTTCGTATCACTCTGCCGGCCGCTGACCGGATAATTTTTATAAACCAGATATTTTTTCGGTCTTCCCCACTCATCAAGAAAAACCCCCTGATTCAGTCCGGCGGATTCATCAGTGCGCATGGGAACAAAATCCGGCTCCATCGCCTCAAGCCAGAATGGCACTCCCGCCGTCCGTTCCAGACCGTTTCCCGCACCACTGACCATCTGCGCAAACACTTCACCATCCCGCAGCCAGGTCCGCAGCAGTAAACGTTCAAGCACGGGACGGGTATACTGCCCTGTCACATCCGGACTCACGGACCACTCAGCCCACAACCGGCGGATATCCGCAGCCAGCTCTGCCGCCATTTCCCCGTTTTTTCGTAATGGCTGAGGCTCCACAATAATTCCCCTGGCACCAATCACCCGCTCTTCCAGCTTGTCAAACACACCAATCACCAGGTCATGATTGATATCCAGAAAACGGGCCTGCTCCCGCAGGGAAACCGCACCGTATTTACTGAGCTGATCAGCAGAGCGATTTTCCCGCCGGGCTTTATGTGTCCGGGTCGGTTTCACCGCCTCATAGGCCATGATTAACGCCCTTGAACGCAGTCTGGCTGCTTTCCAGCCGGGGGAAAACACGCCTATCACATCATCAATAATTGCCATTAAAACCTCGCCAGTTTAAATCCTGGTTTTCCCCGCCTGCGGCTCACCATCGCGGCAAGCCTGCGTTCCCACTCCTGACGTCCGGCGCGGATCTGAGAAAGGCTTTCCAGCGTCAGTTGCTGTCCGTTGAAGGTGACAGACTTCCCCTCCAGTACGGCCATTTCCGCTTCACGGTACCGCTGTATCATTTCTCTGGCTTCTTCTGTGCTCACAACCAGCCTCCTGATGTTATCCATGGATTATCTTCCGCACGCTCCGTCCGCAGTTTTTTCTTCCGGCGACGGCGTTTTTCTGCCCCGGCCGTCAGTTCCGGGGATACCGTTTCACCAGAACGCTCCTGCGGGAAGACGAGCCACGTTTCCCGCTGTGCCCAGTCCGGTGCGGAGGGCCAGCGGATCTTTTCGTAACCATGCAGAACGGCAAGCGCATCCGCATAAACCAGCAGGTCAAACGCCTCGTTAGCTCCCCTGCCCGGTTTTCGCCATTTTCCGTCACTGCCGCGCTCTTCATAGGTCAGCTCATCGTAAAACCATCGCCCCAGCCAGTCGGGAAAGTGGATATAGTTCGGCCCTGGTGTGTCACGCCACAGGGCATTATTTACACGGTCCTTAAACGCATCCGTCTGAACCAGCCACAGCGCGACATCGCCACTGGCTCTGGCACGGCGGGCACTTCTGCCGGTATTATCCGGGAAGGTACGGTTAATCAGCCTGTCACGGCGAAGTCCATCCCCCTTGAACAGAAACACCCTGTTGCCCAGTCCGTCACTCCGGCAACGACACCAGAAACGATAGGCGTTATCTGTCACCCCGGCTTCCCCTCCCGTATCCACCGCCATGGCCATCAGACGCATGCGCACATCCGGATCAGAAGCCAGCGGCCATGTTTTATGGAACACATCCGTCAGCAACAAATCCCAGTCCTCCGGATATGCCGCCGGATCAACCGGCAGACTTTCACCGTTGGGACTGCAGCGCAGTGAATGCCGGATGTTATAGCGATCAACAATCCAGCGTTCCCCCTGCTCTCCGTATCCGGTGATCTGCACAACAAAACGGCGATTTTTACCGCCCTGTACGTCAACCGTTGCCTCAATAAAACGCACACCATCCGGCACAGATCGCCGGGGAAACGGCTCGGCACGCTGTTCAAGCAGTTCACTTTTACGCTGTTCCGTGGCTGAACGGGGCAGATAGGGGCGTCCGATATCGGTGTTCACCACCGCTTTCAGGGTCTCTTCACTGCCGGTTCGCTCATACTCTTCTTCTGCCGCCAGCAGTTTAAAAATCAGTTGTTCCCAGGTCTGAAACGCCGCAGCCGGCCCCTCCATCCAGAATGACGCAATCCGGGAATTTCGTGGCGTTCCGGTGATACTGCCGTCCGCCACCGCCCGTTCACCTTCACGAAGCCAGATCCCTTTGTTATTCAGTTCGCGTTTCTGCTCAGGGGCAATCAGCCCGCGACAATGCGGACACATCAGACGGGCAGCCTGACCGGCAGCCACAAAATCCGGGTTATTCCGGTATCCGGTCATGTTATCCATCACCGGCTGAAAATATTCCCCGCAGTGCGGACACGGCCAGTACCACCGGCGGCGGTCTCCCCGGTTATACAGTGACAGGATCCCCGTTGTTGGCGGTGCCTCATGTGCGCCGCCACAGCGCCATTTGGTGTCAGTGATATCCCGCCCCGGCGAACTCTCGACCAGGGTCATCCCCGAGGACATAAAGGTGGTGGTACGCTTTGATGCCAGGGTGAAGGCATCCCCTTCCCCGTCCACGTTTTCAGGGAAACGGTCATAATCCGTCAGCGCCACACGACGGTAATCCGTAAGCGTCGTCTCAGCACCGTCTGGCAGATCCTGAAATTCCTGAGAGAATAGTGGACACCAAATATGGTGGACGCTATCCATGAAATCATTAACCGCAGTGCGTAAAAAAAGCCCTAATTATCCCGTTGAGTTCAAAATCAAAATGGTTGAACTCTCGCATCGACCAGAGATCTCCGTAGCGCAACTCGCTCGTGAGCATGGGATCAACGATAATTTGCTGTTCAAGTGGCGCCAGTACTGGCGCGAAGGAAAACTACGTCCTCCTTCAACAACAGAAAACAACGTGCCTGAGCTGCTCCCGATAACACTTGATGCCGAAGATGTTGTCCCTACAACCTCCCCCCGGTCACAACCTGTAGCTGCTGCGACACCTGAATCACTCAATATCAGCTGTGAAGTGACGTTCCGGCACGGATCACTCCGTCTGAATGGTGCCATCAGCGAAAATATCCTGAACCTGCTGATACGGGAGCTCAAACGTTGATCCCATTACCATCAGGGACAAAGATCTGGCTGGTCGCTGGCATCACCGATATGAGAAACGGCTTCAACGGCCTGGCGGCAAAGGTGCAGACGACGCTGAAAGACGATCCGATGTCAGGTCACGTTTTTATCTTCCGTGGGCGTAATGGCAGTCAGGTAAAGCTCCTCTGGTCTACCGGCGATGGACTGTGTCTGCTGACCAAACGGCTGGAGCGCGGCCGCTTCGCCTGGCCGTCAGCCCGGGATGGCAAAGTGTTCCTCACACCGGCACAGCTGGCGATGCTGCTGGAAGGTATCGACTGGCGGCAGCCTAAAAGACTGCTTACGTCCCTGACTATGTTGTAAGCCTCTTTATCCTGGTCGACGCTGAATGAGCCTGGTAATATACCCGGTATGAGCAGCTCACTTCCTGACGATATCAATGCACTGAAACGTCTCCTTGCCGAACAGGAGGCGCTGAACCGTGCCCTGCTGGAAAAGCTGAACGAGCGTGAACGCGAAATAGACCATCTGCAGGCACAGCTGGATAAGCTGCGCCGGATGAACTTCGGCAGCCGCTCCGAAAAAGTCTCCCGTCGTATCGCACAGATGGAAGCTGACCTGAAGGCACTTCAGAAAGAAAGTGATACCCTTACCGGTCGGGTTGACGACCCGGCCGTGCAGCGCCCGCTGCGTCAAACCCGCACCCGCAAACCGTTCCCCGAATCACTCCCCCGCGATGAAAAACGGCTGCTGCCGGCAGCATCATGCTGCCCGGAATGTGGAGGCTCACTGAGCTATCTGGGTGAGGATGCCGCCGAACAGCTGGAGTTGATGCGCAGCGCCTTCCGGGTTATCCGGACTGTACGTGAAAAGCATGCCTGTACTCAGTGCGATGCCATCGTGCAGGCCCCCGCGCCTTCACGGCCCATCGAGCGGGGTATCGCAGGACCGGGGCTGCTGGCCCGCGTGCTGATCTCAAAGTATGCAGAGCACACCCCGCTGTACCGCCAGTCTGAAATGTACGGCCGCCAGGGCGTGGAGCTGAGTCGTTCACTGCTGTCGGGCTGGGTGGATGCATGCTGCCGGCTACTGTCACCGCTGGAAGAAGCGCTTCAGGACTATGTGCTGACTGACGGTAAGCTCCATGCTGATGACACGCCTGTCCCGGTGCTGTTGCCAGGCAATAAGAAAACGAAGACCGGGCGGTTATGGACCTACGTTCGTGACGACCGTAACGCCGGGTCAACGCTGGCGCCGGCGGTGTTGTTCGCTTACAGCCCGGACAGAAAAGGCATCCATCCGCAGACCCATCTTGCGGGGTTCAGTGGTGTACTGCAGGCGGATGCATACGCCGGGTTCAACGAGCTGTACCGGGATGGCCGGATAACGGAAGCCGCCTGTTGGGCTCACGCCCGCCGTAAAATCCACGATGTGCACGTTCGCACCCCGTCAGCCCTGACGGAGGAAGCGCTGAAACGGATCGGCGAACTGTACGCCATCGAGGCAGAGATAAGGGGAATGACGGCGGAGCAGCGCCTTGCCGAACGTCAGTTGAAAACGAAACCGCTGCTGAAATCCCTGGAAAGCTGGCTGCGTGAAAAGATGAAAACCCTGTCGCGACACTCAGAACTGGCGAAAGCGTTCGCATACGCCCTGAACCAGTGGCCGGCGCTGACGTACTATGCAGATGATGGCTGGGCTGAGGCGGACAATAACATCGCTGAAAATGCGTTGCGGATGGTCAGTCTGGGCCGCAAAAACTACCTGTTCTTCGGTTCGGATCATGGAGGAGAGCGGGGAGCGCTGCTGTACAGCCTGATCGGGACGTGCAAACTGAACGGAGTGGAGCCAGAAAGCTACCTCCGCTATGTCCTTGACGTCATAGCCGACTGGCCGATAAACCGGGTCGGCGAACTGCTCCCCTGGCGCGTAGCACTGCCGACTGAATAACACATCCCCGTCAATACGGTTCTTGCTGCACGCTTACGGTAATCCGAAGAAGAAAATACAGTGATCGACGGCCAGCCAATCTTCAGGAAGGAGCCGTCAAGAAACATTTTATCGTGGACGTTGTTGTCATTACGGGAAGGACTGAGGCGCTTGCTGACCTCCGGACTGTGGCGAAACGTTCTGGAAAGACGCGTTCTGGAATGCTCACGCGCCTTCGTCTCAGTCATCTGCACCACCAGCATATCCGCCGGATCACAGATGATGCCGTACACAATCCAGCCATCAATCAGCCCTTCGGTTTTCCCGGTTCGCGCAGGTCCCACAAACACCACCGCGTCATATTCACGGGCTGATAATGTATTAATGGGGTCAATCATATAGGGCGTCAACGATGACTCCCACGGACCGGAAGTATTGGCTCCCCGTGGTACCCGCATATAACGCCTGATGGCTTCCGCTACTGGTAACCGGCTGGGTGGGCGAAACAGCGAGGCCACTTCGCGCCAGATATCGGATGCGCGGCTATGGCTCTCGTTCACCTGATTCACATATCGGCCTCATCACAACAGTCAATGACTGCCTTTTCCAGTGTATCGCGGATCTCATCAACCACAATCTGTACTTCATTCAGTTGTGATGCGGTCCACCCCCTGTCCCTCTCCAGCCGGTCAGGCCAGGTTTCCAGTACCTGAACTATCGCTTTCACCACGACAGAAAAGGACCGCCTGACATCACTGACTGGCACAAGCTGAACAGTTTCATGCTGAAATTTAAGACGCTCGCGCTCGGACTGATACCATGCCTTCCGATCATGTGGGTTCATCTCTTCATCTTCGGAAGCCGGTGGTTTTTCCAGCAACGAAATAATCAAATCCGTCAGGAGATACATTTTTTTCTTTTCATTACTGCCTGGTGCAAGAGGAACATCCGCCATTCTGGCGGCAACAGTCTGCCGGTGCAGACCTGAAAGGGCTGCCAGTTGATTAATATTTAACTTCATATTTTTCAGCTCGCCGTCCATTCACATCCCTCCACATAAACCGCTGAACAAAAGTGGCTCTTTTTTTGTAAAGAAATGCCGCCATATAAAGATGTCGAACAAAAATCAACCACAATCATCATCTTTTTAATGTTAAACACATTAAAAACAACAAGTTATGCTAATGATGATGATGACGATAAAATCACAAAAATGCGCCTTTTTCCGCGCCGTCCGCCCCGTGTTCAGGCCCACCCCACCAGGAGGACCCGCAAAAATGATAATGGTTATCATTTTCAATGTAGTCCGGTTTCTTCCACCATCGCACCGGACAGGCGACTATGAGGGGACAACGCCGCGCTCCGTTAACGCGGTAAACCCCGGTGTGTATCGTTTTTGATTATCCCCGCACACTCGCGCAGAGGAGTCTCCCTGTCGGGCTGCGGTCTCTGTTAATGAGGGAATACAGCGACGATACGGCGCATCAACAAAACTTATTTCAGGCACTGAGTACGGATATATTCCTGCGCCCCTTCCAGTTGCTTGTGCATCGTCATCAGCCGCTCTCTGAGGGTGAAATAATCCCGTTCAGCGGTGTCTGCCAGTCGGGGGCCGGTTGCATTATCCACGCGGGCGGTGCCGGTGGCTTCACGCACGGGACCTGGACAGGTGGCGTTGATACGCAGGCGCTTACGACCAGCGGCAACGTCAGCGCGAAGAGTTTCATTTTCAGCTCTCGCATCGGCTAATTCCCTCGAGTATTTTGCATCGAGCGCAGCAACATCACGCTGACGCATCTGCATGTCAGTAATTGCCGCGTTCGCCAGCTTCAGTTCTCTGACATTTTTGTCGCGCTGGGCTTTGTAGGTAATGGCGTTATCACGGTAATGATTCAGCCCCAGACTAAGCGCACCACAGGCCACCAGCATGACAATAATCACCACACACAGAACACGGTTCATATCACCACCAACGGATTGCCCAGACCAGAACAGCAATGGCCACAATACGAATGGCAAATGCCATTGCCCGAATAAGTTCAGCACTCATCTTTTTAAAGTTCACGATTTCAGCGCAATGACCAGTTTTGCCAGCCCATATAGCATCGGAGACACAGCAATACCAACAGCCACCCACTTAATAGCAAAAGCCAGCGCTCTGCTGATGTCATCAGTCACTGTCACCCCAGCAGCCCCGACGAAGACAACATCACCCAGGCGAGGGACAGAAAAAGAGCAACCAGCATTAGTGAAAATGAAATACCGACAATCACACACAGGACCTTTGCCGGCGTTATGAGTTTGTCTGACATAGCTACCCCTTAATTGCCACAATTAACTGGGATACTACCCATAAAAAAGGGATGCTCCAGACCAGCAAAAATTTCCAGTTTGGTAATTGACTAATCATGAGTCGCAACTCCCTAATCAGTTTGCTAAAATCAATCAAGGCAGCCTCCCATAGCTTACTGCCATAAAAACAAAACCCCGCTTGCTGCCAACAAACGGGGTTTTTACTTTTATTCACTTACGTTTCGCCAGTTCGCAGGATTTCGTGTTATCCGCCCGCGTGGCCATGCCTTATTTTTCAGCAAAATATTCTGCTTATCTGTCGATACCCCAGCACGCCAGCGCGCTCTCCTGGTCACGACGGGATACCTGACCGTAGCAGTTGTTTGAACGAATACGGCAGTCTCTGCCACCGTCCTTAATCCACCAGCGAATCGCCTCACACGCTCCCCTGCGATCACCTGCATTAATTCGTTTATAAAACGTCGACGGGAAACACTTACCGGGACCAATGTTGTACGGACAGAATGACGCGATCCCCGCTTTCTGGGGTTCGCTCAATGCCACTTTGATGTTTTTCTCCACCCATGCCAGCGCCTTATCACGCTCAATGGCGTTGACCTGGTCGCATTTTTCCTTCGACAGTTTCATACCGGGAAAAACGGGTTTTCCATCCACCATCGTGGCCCCCCGACAGATGGTCCAGATGCCGGAACCATCGCGGTATGCCGTAGTGTGGTTACCCTCTTTTTCATCCAGAAACTGGTCGAGAATATCAGGCGCGGGCGCACCGACGGCAATCAGTGCCAGAACGGCAGCCGACAGGCCGTATCTGATTTTTGCGTTCATGGATATTTATCAGGATTTATCGGTTTCTGCCCACGGACAGGTTTATCTGTTCTGGTCAGTGACTTAAGGTTGTGATTCCGGAGGAGTCTTCAGAGAACCAGTAATTCTTCCTGGTAGCTTTCCTTTGTAGGTTATCCACACATTCTGCGCCTCTAAAATTACGGGGCACTTTTCCGGCGACTGCTCATCCCCTTCACATAACCCGGCAGCAACATCCAGGAAGACCTGTCTGATGCTCCTTCTGGCTGCTGCCTCATAAAACTCCAGCGCGGCACCTTCAACACGGTCCAGCGAGATGTCCAGGTCAAAAATTTCACCGTCAAAGCGTTTTTTGTCCCGTAACGCTAAAGTTACCGTAACTTTATTCTCAAAATTGCGGATCCCTTTCACAATCAGTTCATAGTTTTGAGTCATTGAATTACTCTCCCCGTGCCGCCTTACGACGGTCCTCTCTGATTTTGAAATACAGGTTAGTCAGATATGTCAGCAGCCCAAACAGCAGACTCCCCAGCACGCCTATTGCCGCCCACTGAGACGGGGAAACCCTGTCCAGCAACTGCAGGAACCAGTAGCCCGTTCCCACCGCTGACGTGGTGTATGACACACCTGTTGTGATTTTTTCCATCTGGTACATACCCCGTCTCCCGTTATCCGGAAGCTGACAACAATAAAAAAGCCACCAGTTAAGTACTGATGGCTCTGATAACTCATGCAGGCGTCTCAGACGACCCACTGACACTACCGGTGAGTTTAACGATACCTTCCATTTGACTGGCTCACTTTTTATGATGATGCCGGTGCATTTATCTCCAGCACCAGACTTTCTATCTCAACGCCATACGTTGCATTTTTGGTAATATCCGTCAGCGTCAGTGCATTTAGTCCCACTGTCAGACTGTCTTTTATGACCTGGAATGCCGGGCCAGCCACTCCATTCAGTTTCGGAGTAACCGTGGCACTGCCGGCGGTGAACACCAGCTCCAGCGTCTGCCAGTCGTTACTGTAATTCCCGAACTCGCCCAACTTTGTGTTTCCTGCTTTCTTGTGATGCATCAGATTCAGTTTGCCGTCTGTGGTCTGGGTGAAGAACGACATCAGGAACGGGTTACCAGTCCCGGTCATCGCCACGACGTCAGGTAACGCTACATCGGTATACAGATAAATTCCCAGACCGAACTGGTTGTTGGTCAGTGCGCCTGACAGGCGAAACTTACAGCTCAGTCTGCCACCCCGTGTCAGCAGGGAGACTGCGTCATCCACCGGGCGCGTCAGGGACCAAGCTTTATTGCTCTGCTTGGTGATCTTAAATACACCATCTGACAACTGAATTCCGCCATTCTTAATGCTCCAGCCCTGCGCAGCAGCGTCTCCGGCTGTCGGCAACAGGGAGATTGTGCGTATGGATGCATCTTCAGACGGCCCCGATGGCGTGTCGCCGCCGGGCGAGGGTTTGATTTCCGGTGCCTTACCACTAATGAAGGCTGAGGTGCGCCCGGCTGCGTTCAGAATAGCGGTTGCCATACGATCGGGAATAATGCCACGACGCGCCCATGAGCTGAAATGCGTCGGGCGATTTGATGATACCCAGTTTTTGTTCGTTCGGGATGCCGAACCGTAATAACCAGACCCGACAATATCAGGATCTTCTGACGGGTTGTTTGTCGGTGTATTAACTCCGCTACCATCGGTCATAAAGGGAACAAAATAAATCTGCTGGGATTCTTTACCTTTATATGCACCATATACCACTTCATATTGCGTACCGTGTTCTTGTTTCCACGCGTATGTCGTGTCGCCACAAATCCAGGGGACTGATGCCGGACTTCCACCGTGACACTGCGCCGCCAGCCCGGCAAGGTCAGCACGGAACTGCTGTACCATTGCAAGAAATGCTGCTGGCTGCTGGGCGTAACTGGCATTCGTCATATCGAATTCCCCCTGCATCCAGCATATCGCCAGCAAAACGTTTTTCGGGTTTTTCTGCAATGCTGCCTTCGTGCGGAAAAGCAGATCCTGATATAACGGCTTACCCACTCCCCAGCGAGCCGAATCCTGACTGGCCCCCGTGGACTCGCTGAATGTCCCCTCCGTGCCCTGGGTGAATGCCGAACCACCACGACAGCATGGTACCAGCAGGATCCCCGCATTATTAGGGATATACGGAAGCAGTTTTTTGGCAATATGTAAGCCCTGTCCGACACAGCCGTACTGCCCTTTGCTCAGGTCAGCCCGGGGATGATTAATCGTACTCATATCCTGAACATCATGCAGACAATGGTCAGCAGGAATGATGTCGTTAAATACGCATACTTCACCACCGGGAGTCACTGTGTTACGACGGGCCAGTTGCTTAATGCGCGGATGGGGCGCATCGTATGAATCCGGAAGCGGAAGCCCTTCACCGTAAGCCATGGCATTAGACTGCCCGGCCAGTACGATGACGTAGTACCACTCCGGCTCAGTTGCACCACTGACGACCACATCACCTTCTGCGACAATCGCCTGAATAAGTGCTGCGCCATCATCCGTATACGAAGAAAACGGCCCGCCGTATGGTTGCCATCCTTCACGAATTTTTTGAGCAAGTGCATCAGCAAGGTCTGACGGCGATACCGCCCTGACAACATCATAGTGTTTAAATGCCATGAATCCTCCCGGCCGGGATAATATTGTGAGTAAAATGAGGAGCGGGCTGAAGTCCGGAAGTTACAGGACAATGGCAGAAGAGAGACAACAGCCCGCAATACGAAAAAGGCCGCGCTATTGCGCAGAGTGATTACTGTCGGATATTATTCGCCAGCTGAAATATTACTTCACGTTTTGTTGTTTATTCCTTGCCGCCCGCGTCTCCCAGCGCGGGCTTTTTTTGTCCATAAGAAAGCCCCTCCGGAGAGGGGCTGGAGAGTGGCGCTATGTGCCATTGCATGGTGCCGGGTGCCTCCCGGTGAATTCAGTACCAGCACCTGAATCCGCGATTATCCCATATACCTACTCGCTGATTGCCCCTCCGCACAGGGGGATTCACCATGCCAGTTTCTTTTAACAAACTCCCCGCAAAACAGACAACTGTCAACCGTCTGAATTGTGAGACATTTAAAAAAAAGCCCGCAAAAGCGAGCCAGGGAAAATAAGTGTGGCGCGTTGTACTGGATTCGAACCAGTGACCGATTGCTTAGAAGGCAATTGCTCTGTCCGGCTGAGCTAACAACGCATGATGCAGATAATGGACCGCCATCGGGGACTTGAACTCCGCGCAGCCAGCTTCGAAGGCTGGCGCTCTATCCTGATGAGCTAATAGCGGTATGTGATGGTGGCCCTTGCTGGATTTGAACCAGCGACCTGGCGATTATGAGTCGCTCGCTCTCACCACTGAGCTAAAGGGCCGGGAGCCGCATAATAACGACGCGTAATTAATTCTTCAATATCATCCGTTCTGGCTGACTAAATCCTGTACTTCCCGAACCGTCTGCTCAAAACGTTCAGTCTCCAGCTCAACGCCAATTGCACGACGCCCGAGCGCCAGTGCCGCTTTCACTGTCGAACCCGACCCCATGAAAAAATCTGCAATCAGGTCACCCGGACGACTGCTAGCGCTGATTATCTGCTGCAGCATTTCTGCCGGTTTTTCGCACGGATGTTTCCCGGGATAGAACTGCACCGGTTTATGCGTCCACACATCGGTATACGGCACCTGCACCGTCACGCCAAAATACCGCCGCAGATGCTTATATTCACTCAGCAGTTCCATATACTGCCGGTTCAGCTCACTGTATGTGCTGACCAGTTGGTAATGGGACTTTTCCAGTTCTCCCCGCTGATGTTTCTCTTCTGCCACCCGGGCAAACAGCGACTGTAATTTCAGATAATCGCTTTCGTTCGGTAGCTGCCACTGACTGGCACTGAACCAGTGCGACACCATGTTTTTCTTTCCTGTGGCATCTGCAATCTGTTTTGCCGTTATCCCCAGGGCCGCGCGCGCATCACGAAAGTAAGAAATCAGCGGGGCCATCACATGCTGTTTCAGTGCACTGCCCTTCGCCGCATACCCGGCATCTTTCGGACGATACGGCCCCTGATAATGTTCCGCGAACAGAATGCGCTCTGTGGCGGGGAAATACGCCCGCAGGCTTTCCTTGTTGCATCCGTTCCAGCGTCCGGACGGCTTCGCCCAGATAATATGGTTCAGCACACTGAAGCGTTCACGCATCATGATTTCGATATCAGATGCCAGGCGATGACCACAGAACAGGTAAAGACTTCCGGCAGGTTTCAGCACCCGCCAGAACTGCGCCAGACACTGGTCCAGCCACTTCAGGTAATCATCGTCGCCCTTCCACTGGTTATCCCAGCCCTCGGGCTTCACTTTAAAGTATGGCGGGTCTGTGACTATCAGATCGACAGAGTTTTCCGGTAAGGTCTGGATAAATTCCAGGCAATCAGCGTTGATTAACTCACAACTGGATATTTTTACAGTATTAGCCATAGATCAATAAGCACTTCTCTGATAGGCTCATACCGCTTTTGCGCAAAGCAGATGGGCCTGAGGTTTGCTTGTGACCCCAACGCATGAGCAGATGGCTGGCAGGTGCCGCTAACACCCACCAGCCGCCCATTACCACAAATAAAAAAGCCTTCACTGAGGAAGGCGTCTGTAACAACCGAACTGATAATCTGCCAGACCCGCCATAACAAGCTGGGTCAGTATTAACTGGCAGCGTTCGCGTGAAAGATAAGTGTTCTGCGCAATTTCCCCGGCGGTCGCCGGTTCGGTGACGCTTAATTCATTAAACACCACTCTGGCGGTTTCGGTCATATCCTGCTGTTTTAGCATGCCTTTTTCCATTTTCCGGTTAACGTGACATACCAATAACTCTTGTCGAAAAAGCCAGCAAGTTGAAAGACCGGTATTAGCAACCACCAGCGCGTTTAACGCCCCGTGCCGTTTTTCAGTCATAAAAAAACCCGCAAAAAGCGGGCTCTTTCAAATGTCCATGTCTGCTATTCGCCTCGCGGTACAGCTTTGCGAAGCTTACCGGAATTGAAGCAGTTTTTACGTCAAAAAGCAATAACTTTTTTCTCTATACCAAAAGCCATAACCATTGGTTTGTACAAAATAAATTCTGCCACCTTTAGCCAATGCTCAATGCGTCTTTCACAGGTTCTTAAACTCCATTCCGGATGTGCATCATTCAGCAGTTCAGCCATTTTGCGCTTAGTCATCCCCCGCCCCACATAACGCTGACTCAGAACATTGAGCAGCCCGGGATAACCTGCCAGTACTTCACCAATAACCCTGTCGATTATTAACGCCTCTGAATCGGTACAATGTGCCAGCCAGCTTTTTTGATTGCCGTTGATCATATCCCGCAAAAAAGCCTCAAGTTCAGGTTTGTCCAGACCCGCTTTTTTCATCCTCCGGAGCGCCTCGTTAATTGCCGTTTTTGTCAGCTTTTTAGAGGTCAGTAATTGGTTGAACATATTTCCCGTCTTACCGTCGCCAATATACGACCAACGCCCCCACATACGCAGTTTCCCCTGGATCCAGACACTTTCCAGCGTTTTCAGGCGTAAATGCTCACCGCTTTTGCCTGTAATTTCCGGGTATATCATATTTATGCTCACTCACTTTCAATTTTGTAAATCTTCACGCCCAGCCGCCCACCAGAAACGAGCTGACCGCGCACAATATTGATTTCATCAAACTGCTCGTCGTCTATAAGTAGTCCGGCATGCGTAAGCGCATCCAGTGGTGCCTTCAGGATATTGTCCAGGTCGCGGCGGCGCTTATCCGGTGGCTCTGCAATAATCTTTATCGCCAGCCTTCCGGACAGGTTTAATTTCAGCCGCTGCTGGCGAACAATAAGTGCCACATCCCGGCGATAACGCTCACCGGCTTTTGACACAAAATATGTGCTGCCACGACGTCGCCAGTAGGTGTTCACCGTCGGCGGGTAAGGCAAAACAAACTCTATACGCATCAGTAACCTCTTTTACCCGAGCACGCCGGTTGCAAAGGCGCGATCAAGAAAACGAAAAATTAAATCAATCTGGGAACCATGCTTTTCTTCAAATGCCAGCGGATCAGCATGAAGTTCGTTGTGATGCTCCCGGCACAACGGTAGCGTGAAAATATCGTGGGCTTTTGTCCCTATTCCGCCCTGACCATGACCAATCAGGTGATGGGGATCGTCGGCTGGCTTACCACAACACGCACACGGCTGTGTCTTTACCCAGCGCGTATATTTCTCATTTACCCAACGGCGACGTTTAGGTCGCTTCATTAAAGATTCCGGAGACTCCGGATCAACAGCAATGCTGACCACCGTCTTTTCCTGTGGCGGGTTCTGTTGCTGGTGGGCGTGAGGCAGCGGCGCAAGATTTTTTGTGCGCTGTTTCAGTATGCTGGTGGCGGTCTGCTCTCCCGGTACGATGTCGCTTTCACGGTACATTGAGCGGATTTTTTCCGCACGCAACCCCAGCGAACGACGTAATACCGCTTCCGGTAGCGCGTCCGCCACCTGATTGCGGATCGCCCACCAGGATAATTCAGCCAGCGATAATTCCCGTTCCTGCGAGCCATTCATTGCATGGCGTATGACGTCAATCATCCATGCAGACAGGTTTTGGTGAGCAAGTTGCCCGAGTGATTCGGAGGTCTGGTCGCGCAGCTGGTTGTCGCAGTGCCAGCACAACACCATTGCGCCGGTACCATAACGATGTATGACGGTTTCACTGTGATGGTAGTCACCATGAGGCCACTGGCAGGATTTGACATGACGCAGGAGCCAGTCAGACAGTGCGCCAGCGCCGCCAGCAGCACGAATCACACGCTCATCGCTGAAAAATGGCAGTAATGATTTATCCTCCGCCAGCGGCTGGCGAACGGCAGGGACGACTCCGGACGGCAGACCGCGCATGCTTTTCGGTTCCGGCTCCACCAGCACCCTGCCGCAATGAAAAACCGGCAGTGATTCGCGACCGGGCTTAAGGACCACCAGCCCGAGTTCCGGTACCAGAACAGGTCGAAGTAATACCCGCACGTTACCTCCAGATGCGTTGCTGGAATGTGCGGGACAGACGCGGTGGGCGTTCGGAGTAAGGAAGCCCGACGGAGATTATCCAGTGACGGTAGTCGAGGCTAAGGGCTTTTTTAACCTCGCATCCGCGCCTGCGGTAACACTGAATGAGCCATTCGGCCTGTTCTTCAGTGCATGGGGGATGCTGGTACCAGTCTGACTTAAATGCGTGAGAATACCGCTCGTGCGTGTGGGCAAGAACGGTCGAATTATCATGATTGTAATATTTTGCGTTGCGTGCCATCGGTTTCCTCCGGCGGCACGGTGTTACTCAGCGGGAGTTCAGCCCCGCGCAAGATTGTAGATGAGTTTATTCTTCTGAAAAAGCAGAAAAGCCAGCTTTTATTCCGATCTCTTTCAGTGCCTGTAATGAAGTGACAAACTCACCTTCGCGCAAGATAAATCCGTCTGTCACTCGACCATCCACAAAATTAATTAACGCAGCCCCATTCTTTCGCAAACACACAATGCGGTAATGACTAACAATATTTCCATTTTCAACGCACACAGCATAGAGGCCATCTTCACAAAAAATTTTACGCAGTTCTTCGATGTTCATCATCAGAATCCTTCCGGATAATTAGCTCTCCCCTTTAAGGGACCATCCCTCTTATCCCTGCGCGCTACTTAAGTATTTTTGATTCTATTCCGACACCGTCCAGAACTTCAAATGCGTTGAAAATAAAAACAAAAACCCGCCGAAGCGGGTTAAGTGCGGGTGCGTTGAGGATGCCTGACACATCAGCGGTGGCGAGGGATTTCTCCCCCGCCTGGTCTCTTACTCCTCAGGTTCGTAAGCTGTGAAGACAGCGACCTCCGTCTGGCCGGTTCGGATTCGTACCTCGCAGAGGTCTTTCCTCGTTACCAGTGCCGTCACTATGACGGTTAAACAGATGACGATCAGGGCGATTAACATCGCCTTTTGCTGCTTCATAGCCTGCTTCTCCTTGCCTTTCGGCGCGTAAGAGGCTAACCTACGTTTGTGAAGCATAGATTGGGCCTCAGATTAATGTTAAGCGTCTTGCAGGACGCGTAATGTTAACTGGGGCTTTTCTCTGTCTGCCTTACGGTGGCATGCCCGAGGCAGACAGCCTCAAGCACCCGCAGCAATTCTACTTAACTCCCGTCACCTCGCCAATATAAAATCAATCAGAAAGGCGATCCATAAGAACAATAGCAAGACAATAAATTGCCACTACAGCCGCAATAGCCAGCGCGCATTTGAGAACCAGCACGATAACCTCCTGTATTGGACGTACACCAGCTCTGATAAATATGAGGCTGCCTCTTTAACTTCGCATTGCGCTACCAATCAATAAAATCAGTGATGTTATCCAACCTAATTACAGTAACTTCCCGTCTCAACTGGTTTTTCCAATATATCTCACGAGCGTTTTGTTCACCAGCACCGCTCCACTCAATTACTCTTAAAGGCTTAGAGGTTAGGTAAGGTCGAATAAGCAGGTTAAGGTGAATATCGAGACCAGAGTAACCAAACAATATTATTTCTTCTGATTCAAATAATGCAAACTGCAAATAATCCCAGTACGTAGAAAGAACATTAGATGCTGCTATAACTGACGGTTTTCTTTTTATATGAGTTAACACTATATGCTCACTAGGTTCATCTATGTCAAGAGTAAGTTGTGAGCGTGAAAGTTTTAAAACATTTTCATGCTGATTAATAAATAGTGGTGAACCATGCAAGTGCAAATAATAACCAAACCTACGATTGTATTTCCGTTCGAGCGCTGCAGAGGAAAATCCGTGGCTTAGCATCCCATCAACTAAAACCCCATCATACCCGTTGAATATATCATTATCTATGAATGAATTGTATAATAATTTGTCATAGTTTAATGTCGCGATATGTGAGTGTGTGTTCTTTACAAACTCCACAAGCGCATTTTCGAATCTTTGTGGCAAACCTTTATCGTAATTATGCAACCTGGTTGCAACTTTGTGAATATAAGTGGCGGTAATTTTGGGGAAGTTTAGTCCATCTTCAGTAAGCCAATGCACGTTCCCCTCTCCAATTTGAGCAAGAGCTTTACAATATGTGACAGCCTGGTGAAGGGTATCCAACTCATGTTCTCCTTCTGGTGGACCTTGCCGCTGAAGACAACGCTCGATAAGTTGCTTGTGGATATCTTTTAAAAAATTGGGGCGATGCCAAATTTCTTCCAACGCTCTGTCTAAGGAGAAGTGAGCAGGATCTAAAGCCATACCGAGACCGTTGCCGAATATTATTAATTTTCTTGCCATATAGGGGGACTCATATTGGAATAACGCTGGATAGCGTCGCGCGATACGCTTAAGTTTAGGATTAATAGACATTCCGTTTGATTACTCTTGTTATTACAAACTTGCATGCAAAGAAGCCCAAGCTGTTAGGTAAACAGAGACCGCAGTGGCAAGATAATCTAGATATAGCCTATAAAATCCAACAACAAATAGCGGCCTGTTTTCTATGACTTTTCTTTTCCCTAAATATCGCTTATCTAATAAAATGCAATAATGTATTGCACAGTATTTAATGTGTATTAATATAGATAAGTATTGGTCTTATTTGATAACAAATCCTGAGCCTCAAAATGTCTGCTTTTCACACAAAACCAACAAGTAGGCTATTTTTAGCTCTGTGCCGCGAAAATGTCAATTCATATCCGAACCAATACTCTTTAATTTCATTACCTGTGACAATTCTAGGCATATCCCTGATAGAACGCCAATACACGCTGCATAACTTCGCTCTTCCGGCACTCGCGACAGATTATGTTCATACGCCTGTCGTAGCGGCGTATTTCTCCGTCGGGTAATGTCCAGATAAGGCCCGGATCAACCACAACAGGTTTCTTCACCTTTGCCCTCGAGAGTTTTTTGCGGGCGTTTTGCCAGTCCTTACGAGCCCGTTCTGACGGGAACACCCCATAGCCAGAGTGATATACATCACCACTGGCAACCAGCTCTCTGGCAAGAACGCTCATCAGATATCTTGTCGCACCTGTTTTAGCTTCCAGTTGCCGTAACGTCTCACGACCGCTCTGGCGCACGAGTTCCACCACCTGTCCTTTAATTTTTTCCCGCTCTTCCTGTGTAAATACTTTTGCCATAAGTCCTCCTGAACATTACTTTATGCCCTAAAATCACCACTTATCCCCTGAAACCAGGCGGAATTTCGGTATCCGGTTCAGAAATATGATTCACACAACACTGTACAGGTGAACGCCCCAGGCGGATGACCAGGTCGTCCCATTTTTCGCGAAGCTTTGACGGGCTCATGATGTTTTTTACCCAGAATGGATCTCGCTGTACCCGACCAAACATTTCGCAAATTTGTCTGTGGCTTCTGCCATCCAGCATCCGCATTGTGCGCACGTCATTGGCCCATGCGGTCCAGTTTGGTTCTTTCGGTCGCGTGATCTCGCCATCATCGCTGGCAGCCTGCTCGTAAAGACTCACGATTCGTCCCCAGATCCACTGTGCGCACGCCAAATCTTCCTGACTTCCCCACTGGCGTTTTTTCGCACTGAACACAACCGCGTCAGGGTGTCGGGTTAAAAAATCCTGTTCAGCCGTCTGCGGGTCCGGTTGCGAAGCTTCCGGACGAGAAGTGTTTTTATTCTCTGTAGTAATCTCTGTTGTATTCTCTGTAAGATCATCAGGCCATTTTGACCCGATGACATTGGGTCGTTTTGAACCAATGGAGCGTGCCATTTTGACCTCTTCCATCGTGTCATTTTGACCCGATGGAGCGGCGCATTTTGACCTGATGGATTCGCTCACTTTGCCACCATCTAAAAGCTCACTCTCGTAATTAATCGTGTAAAAATTAGTCATATCACGCTTTGATTTGTTGAGCTTTTCGCAACGCAAAAGCCCCAGCGTTTTCAGACTTGCAAATGCGCGTTTTAACGTTGACTCTGACCAGAACGGGAACTGTTCCAGCCATTGTTCTGTTGTGTTATAAATCCAGCGAACCCCGTCACATTCCATACCGGAACTGGTATCTCTCAACCAGTAATGCAACTGCTGCAACACAATGGCTTCATTTAAGCCAATCTTCATCGCAAGCTGTGTGTTTATAACCAGTGGGCGTTCAGCAAAAAGAAGGCTCATAATTCCATCCAGCTTTTTGTTGGTATTGCTGACGATACGCATGCTTGAAAGCAATAGCTTTTTCTATAAGCTCGTCAGTCTCACGTTCCACAACAGATGGATCCGCAAAAAGCAGCCCGGACTCCACCACATCACCATATTCTTTGTTTAACCCGGCGATCATGTACGTAATGCTTTTTCCGTCAGTAATTTCACAATACAACCTGAAATCGCTGATCCGGATAGCCTCCATAATTGCCGGAATCAGCGCCGTGAATTTTTCCCGCTTATCCCTGGTGTCGATAGCTTTCCAGCGTTCGAATATCTTCACCCGGTTAACGCCCAACGCCCGTTGATCAACCTCGCCATCATTAAACGTGACGCGTTGAACATCGATATTCGGGCGTTCTTTCAGAGCCCAGAATGCTTCCGTGATTAATATCGTCGCCTGCTCCTGTGTCATTCCTGGTCGGCATACCCAGGCATCCAGAGCCTCACAAACCTGTTCAGGGGTGATTTTCATTGTTCAACCGCCCCGCCCGCTTTGCCTTACGATATTCGTCATAAACTTTGGGGTCGTACTGAAGTTCCCCGCCGGATGCCTCTTGCAGGCGCATCGCGCGACCTTCAGGAACCAGTTCCCCCCATGCAGCAACACTTGCCAGTTTCACTCCTGCGGCATTGGCAAGTTTTGTTTTGCTGCCAAAAAAAGTAATTGCGTCAACTTTAAGCATCAAAGCCCCCTCTTGTTAGATATTCCTAACAGTAATGTGCGCGGGATACCTAAGTCAAGAAAAATTAGAATTACCTAACTATGGATACAAGAACCCTAGGCCAGCGAGTTCTGGCACGACGAAAAGAATTACGCCTAACACAACGAGAAGCTGCACGCCTCGCTGGGGTAGCTCACGTCACAATTTCACAATGGGAAAGAGACGAAACCCAACCGGTCGGGAAGCGGTTATTTGCTTTAGCTGATGCGCTGAAGTGCTCGCCTACATGGCTAATGTTTGGTGACGAAGACAAGGCACCAGTGCCAGCACAAGAACTTCATGTGGAAACCGAGTTAACTCCCAGCCACAAAGAATTGATCGAATTATTCGATGCTCTTCCCTCCTCCGAGCAGGAAGCCTTACTGTCTGAAATGCGCGCAAGAGTAGAGAATTTCAATAAACTCTTCGAAGAAATGCTTAAAGCACGTAAAAACAAATCAATAAAATAACACTCCTTTCAGATACTTAGATTCCCTCACTCTTTTTGTTAGACCAATCTAACAAAAATACTTGCTACATTTGTTAGGTTATTCTAAATTAATCTCCACCAAGACACCGCACGGTGTTCTCAGCAAACAGTTCCGCTACCCCGGCGTTAAGGGGAAATGAGGTCAGCATGAATACTATCGATCTTGGCAACAACGAATCTCTGGTATGCGGCGTGTTTCCCAACCAGGACGGCACGTTTACCGCGATGACGTATACCAGAAGCAAAACGTTTAAAACCGAAAATGGTGCCCGTCGCTGGCTGGAAAGAAACTCAGGTGAGTGATATGGATTTCGACACAATCATGGAAAAGGCTTACGAAGAATACTTCGAAGGCCTTGCCGAAGGCGAAGAAGCTCTCAGCTTCAGTGAGTTTAAACAGGCGCTTTCCAGCTCGGCAAAATCTAACGGCTGATAAGCGAAGCAGCACCGCGAGGAATCAGTATGCAGAAACGAGAACCCGTCATCATCTCGCCAGACTATACCGATGATGAACTTTATGAGTGGATGCGCCAGAAAATTAATGCAGCGCAGGATCTGAAATGGGCCAATGAAGCCAGGGCTAAGCAGGCTGAAAATCTGTCCGCTCTGGAGCAGGATATCACCAGGCTGGAAAAAGCAGCGGCATTAAGCATTGCCAGAATGATTACATACCCGCGTTAATAGCTAACCAACGAAGCTAAGGTTGGTAATTAAGGAGTTCTCCACGGGTGAGGTGGAGTGCGTGCGCCGGACATGGGTGAGCATCCGGCACTGACAGTTTACTGAAAGGATATTTCCATGAAAAGTCAGACCATAACGCGAAAGCGCACGGCGAGGTAGCTGGTTCATAGATAGCCTGTCGTTAAATTTTCGTCGACCGTGCGCTTCCGGTTGTGGCACTCCGCGAAATGGCGCGGCGGTAAGTATGGCGGGGTTATTCCTTCCCCGTTGAGGACACCGGGTTGTCAGGTTGACCATACGCTTAAGCGACAACCCCGCTGCAACGCCCTCTGTTATCAATTTTCTGGTGACGTTTGGCGGTATCAGTTTTACTCCGTGACTGCTCTGCCGCCGTTTTTAAAGTGAATTTTGTGATGCGGTGAATGCGGCTGAGCGCACGCGGAACAGTTAAAACCAAAAACAGTGTTATGGGTGGATTCTCTGTATCCGGCGTTAATTGTTAACTGGTTAACGTCACCTGGAGGCACCAGGCACCACATCACAAAATTCATTGTTGAGGACGCGATAATGGAAACGTTATTACCAAACGTTAATACGTCTGAAGGTTGTTTTGAAATTGGTGTCACTATCAGTAACCCTGTATTTACTGAAGATGCCATTAACAAGAGAAAACACGAACGGGAGCTATTAAATAAAATATGCATTCTTTCAATGCTGGCCCGTTTACGTCCGATACAAAAAGGATGCTGGCAATGAATACAGCATTTGCACTTGTTCTGACAGTTTTTCTTGTTTCCGGAGAGCCAGTTGATATTGCAGTCAGTGTTCACAGGACAATGCAGGAGTGTGTGACTGCAGCAACCGAACAGAAAATTCCCGGTAACTGTTACCCGGTCGATAAAGTTATTCACCAGGATAATAACGAAATCCCGGCAGGTCTTTAAAACAGTTCCGTAATAAACATCCGGTTTCATTCTTATATGCCAGCAATGGCAGGGATTTGTTCACCCTTAAATCTGTAATGAGGTAAAACAAAATGAGTAAAGTCTTTATTTGCGCTGCTATTCCTGATGAACAGGCCATAAAAGAAGATAGCGCTGTTGCGGTGGCCACTGCCATTGAAGCTGGTGATGAGCGTCGCGCACGCGCAAAATTTCATTGGCAATTTCTGGAGCAATTCCCTGCAGCTCAGGACTGCGCTTATAAATTTATTGTCTGTGAGGATAAACCCGGCATACCCCGCCCTGCCCTCGATTCCTGGGATGCTGAATATATGCAGGAAAACCGCTGGGATGAGGAGTCTGCTTCCTTTGTCCCGGTTGAGACTGAATCCGATCCGATGAACGTCACTTTTGACAAGCTGGCCCCTGAAGTACAGAACGCTGTCATGGTTAAGTTCGACACATGTGAAAACATCACCGTTGATATGGTTATTAGCGCACAGGAATTGTTGCAGGAAGACATGGCAACATTCGACGGACATATCGTTGAAGCGTTGATGAAAATGCCAGAAGTTAACGCCATGTATCCGGAGCTTAAGCTGCATGCCATCGGGTGGGTTAAGCATAAATGTAAGCCTGGTGCCAAATGGCCCGAAATTCAGGCAGAGATGCGCATCTGGAAAAAACGTCGCGAAGGTGAACGCAAGGAAACCGGAAAATACACGTCTGTTGTTGATCTCGCCCGCGCCAGAGTCAATCAACAGCACACTGAAAATTCAACAGGAAAAATCAGCCTGGTCATTGCTGCCATTCATCGCGAATACAAGCAGACATGGAAAACACTGGATGACGAACTGGCCTACGCTCTCTGGCCTGGTGATGTGGATGCCGGAAACATTGACGGCAGCATCCATCGCTGGGCAAAAAATGAAGTTATCGACAACGACCGCGAAGACTGGAAGCGTATCTCGACATCAATGCGCAAACAGCCTGATGCCCTTCGCTACGACCGCCAGACTATTTTTGGCCTTGTCCGTGAACGTCCGATCGACATTCACAAAGACCCTGTGGCACTGAACAAATACATTACTGAATACCTGACTACAAAGGGCGTGTTTGAAGATGAAGGAACAAATCAGAGCGCAACTGATACTCTCTCGTCGTCAGTACCAGAAACTGATGCAGTGGAAACGGCAATTCCGGACAACGAAAAAACCGAATGCAAAGTGGAAGTCGAACCATCTGTAGAGCGTGAGGGGCCGTTCTACTTCCTCTTCACCGACAAGGATGGCGAAAAATACGGTCGCGCAAACAAACTTTCTGGTCTGGATAAGGCACTGGCTGCCGGGGCTACTGAAATCACGAAAGAAGAATATTTCGCCCGCAAAAACAGTACATACTCAGGTTCACAACAAAATACTGGTGCATCTGACACGACCGCACAACCAGAGCCGGTAAAAGTTACCGCTGACGAAGTAAACAAAATTATGCAGGCAGCCAATATCAGCCAGCCTGACGCCGATAAGTTGCTTGCTGCCTCTCGCGGAGAATTTGTTGCAGGGATTAGCGACCCGAATGATCCGAAATGGGTAAAGGGGATGGAAACCCGCGATTCTGTAAACCAGAACCAGCAAGAATCGGAACAGAACGACCAGAAAGCGGAACAAAACAGCCCAAATACGCAACAAAACGAGCCAGAAACGAAACAACCTGAGCCAGTAGCGCAACAGGAACCGGAAAAAGTCTGCACCGCCTGCGGTCAAAGCGGTGGTGGCAACTGCCATGATTGTGGCGCGGTGATGGGTGACGCAACATACCAGGAAACATTCGATGAAGAGAATCAGGTTGAAGTTCAGGAAAATGATCCGGAGGAAATGGAAGGCGCTGAACATCCACACAAGGAGAATGCTGGTAGCGCTCAGGATCACGCCAGCGATAGTGAAACTGGCGAGACGGCAGATCCCTTAATTACGGTGAACGGTCATCACGTTATCACATCCACCAGCAGGACGTGTGACCATCTAATGATCGACCTTGAAACCATGGGAAAAAATCCTGATGCCCCGATTATCTCAATAGGTGCAATATTTTTCGATCCGCAAACCGGAGATATGGGACCGGAATTTAGTAAGACTATTGATCTGGAAACTGCTGGCGGAGTCATTGATCGGGACACCATTAAATGGTGGCTTAAGCAATCACGCGAAGCGCAATCTGCCATTATGACCGATGAAATCCCGTTAGATGATGCACTGTTACAATTGCGGGAATTTATCGACGAAAACTCCGGTGAATTTTTTGTTCAGGTCTGGGGTAACGGTGCAACTTTCGACAACGTGATTTTACGCCGTTCATATGAACGGCAGGGGATCCCCTGCCCGTGGCGTTACACCAATGATCGCGATGTAAGAACGATGGTTGCTCTGGGACTGGTGATGGATTTCGACGCAAGAACGACTATTCCATTCGAAGGTGAACGCCATAACGCTCTGAACGATGCACGTTACCAGGCGAAATACGTTTCAGCCATCTGGCAAAAACTGCTCCCGAGTCAGGCTGATTTTTAATGTTCAACCCATATCGCCGCCCACCAGCTATAGTGGCGGCGGTCATGCTGTAAAGGCACGTGACCACATGTACGAATTAACTCTATCTCCAGCAGAGATTAAAGAGATCACGAAATACGAGCGATACACAAAACAGCAACACCAGTTAAGACTGCACGGCATCCCATTTGTAATCGGCCCTAAAAACGAACCCATAGTTCTCCGCAGGGATATTCCACACGGTCTGACAACGATGCCAAAAACATCTGAACTGGTTTCTGCTGAACCCGATTTTGAGGCGCTGAACAATGGGAAGACCAAGAAAAAATAAAAAAGATAATGTACTGCCACCGCGGGTTAGATCGAATGGTTACAGTTACGTGTGGAAACCCGAAGGAAGTACAAGAAGTATAGGGCTAGGAAGAGTGCGGAAAACCAGCGTAGCTAAAGTCTGGCAAAATTATGAACTGGAAAAAGCAAAACTCCACAACATAATGACCGTAGCTAAATTATGGCACATGTTTATGGACTCCCCTGCATTTACAGAACTGGCCCCCCGAACCCAAAAAGATTATCGACAACATCAGAAGGCGTTGCTGATGGTATTCGGAAAAGTGCTTGCTGATAATGTCAAAACTGAGCAGGTAAGAATTTTCATGGATAAACGAGGGCTTGAGAGCAAGACCCAGGCAAATCATGAACTGGCAAGCCTGAGTCGAGTATACGGGTGGGGATATGAGCGTGGGTATGTGAAGAATAACCCATGCAAAGGAGTCAGAAAATTCTCTCTTAAAGCCCGCACTGTTTACATCACCGATGAACAGTATGCGGCGATATATGCGGAAGCAATTCCACAGTTACGCATTGCAATGGAGATTTCCTATCTCTGTGCGGCAAGACTCGGTGATGTGCTTGAGTTGAAATGGCAGGATATTATGGATAAAGGGATCTACATTGAGCAAAACAAAACCGGCACCAAACAAATCAAGGAATGGTCACCGCGATTACGTACAGCGATCCAGTTAGCCCGAAATGTATCTTCCTGTACATGCGAATATGTGATCAATACAACCAAAGGCGGGAAAGTCATAGCTAAAACGCTGAATAACTGGTGGAATCAGGCTAAACGCGCAGCCGAGCAAAAAGTTGGCGTTCCGTTCGGGTGTAATTTTCACGACATAAAAGCCAAGGGGATCTCAGATTACGAAGGCAGCAGTCGCGACAAACAAATTTTCAGCGGGCATAAAACAGAAAATCAGGTGTTGATTTACGATCGTAAAACAAAAATCACACCAACACTGGATTTGCCGCTCGTGGTTAGCAAGTAG